CTAACATAATAGATAAGGCTTTGTCATATACTGGTCCTGCAGTACAAAAAGTCCCTAGAAGTATTCGAGCAGGTTTAAAAAGAGGAGCAAGAAACATAAAGAAGTACAGAAAAAGTATAGACAGACAAGCTGATGCTTATATGAAAAAAGGTGAGAGAATTTTAAAAGGAAAGAAAGATAACTAATGGCCTTAAAAGCAAAAGCATTAAGAACTATTGATGACTTAACTCCTAAACAGAGAAAGTTTGTTGATATACTTGTAGCCAACTGGGGCGAGATTACAAAAGCTGAAGCTTGTAAGAGGGCTGGGTATGAGGCCAAGAATGATAAAAATTTTTCCGACATAGGAAGTAGACTAACTTTAAGAAGACACAATCCACACGTAGTAAAATACATGGATCAACAGCTTGAGAAAGCTAAGGCCAAGTATGAAAAAGACAGACTACGTAGATACAAAAGATTAGAAAAATATGCTGACAATGCGTTTGCAGATAAGCAATATGCATCAGCTATTAATGCTGAATATAGATCAGGACAATTAGCTGGTCTGTATGTAGATAAGAAAGAAGTAAAAGTATCAGGATTGGAGGGTATGTCACGTGCAGAGCTTGAGAAGAAACTCACAGAACTCTCAAACAAGATCGATGGCTTCAATGCCAAAACGATCGAGGTTGAGCCAGAGACAAAAAAATTATCTGAAAAGTCATAATTGGACCTCTTTCATTACTGTGTTTAATGAGGTTCATAATCCTGATTTGAAAATAAATGTAGGTGATATAAATGTTAAGACGGAAAAAAAGTAAATACAAACAAGCTCTCGTAGGTAATAAGAAATACTATTACTACAGAATATATTGGTTAGATCCGTGTGGAGATGCTGGGCATAGAGATGCCGAAGAAGTAAAAAAATTAAAGCCTGCTAAAATGATAACACATGCATTTATCTTTGATAAAGATAAGAAACATGTTTGGACATTTGCCTCGTATGATCAAGAAGCAGCTGTGTTTTCCGACTGCAATGTATTATTAAGATCCAGCGTAACAAAGATGGAAAGAGTCTTAAACCGATCTGAATAATTTATGAAGAAGCGTGAGTCTAAACTCTGGCAAAGAATTAAAAAGAACATTACAAAACCTCATTTAATTCGTGTAGAATCTAATACTATCAATGGTATTCCTGATATAAATGGTTGTTGGAATAGCAAGGAATTTTGGATAGAACTTAAATCGGACAAAGTTGGATATCCGAAGCTATCTAAATGGCAAATCAGTTGGATTAATAAACGAATCAAACATGGTGGTATAGTTATTATCTGCAATGAGACCCTCTTGAAGAGGTCTCTTGAACTCTACAGACCGGTGTCCCCGATCACTGATCCTCGTTTACTGAAACCTCGTTTCTCGTTCTCGTTTCCTATCCAATGGCCAACGGTTCAGGATGGTCTCCAGCAGCTCCTGCAGCTTCCTCCTGAATCTCGTTCTCGTCCTCGTTCTAAAGATCAACGGATCGCTGATGAAATGATACGTAACTCAGGCAGCTTGTGCAGCCAGGACTTGGCTGGTATCTAAATCTCGTGTATTCTCGTTCTTGGGGGCCAACTTTTCTATCATTGTTTTCCGTTGAGCCCCCGTGCTGAACCAGCAGCGTACTCCCGTTCCCGTTTCTCGTTTCTCGTTCTCGTTCTAACACATGACAATGAGGATCAAGCTGCAGCCTGAGCAGCACCAAAGGGGAGATGGTAGCGTGGTATCTCGTCCTCGTTTCAGGAAAAGATAATAAGTGTGGGTGTTTAACTTACACCCCCGTCAGACAGCTTGGTAAAAAACTCCTGAACTTTCTTCTTGACTTATCTCCCATCTGGTCTTATGTATACGACTGGGCCCACTTAGTCTGCGGATAAGGTAAAACGCTGGTGGGTCCGTTAACAACGAACAAAGGATGACAATGAAAACACATGTAATCAAAGATGACGGTACGGTGACCGTCTTAGAAAAAAAGGTAGAAGACTTAGCTGCAATGCAGAAGCTCGTTAATGGACCTATCGAAATCGTAAACGCAGCCATGCCTGCAGCTTCGCCTGAGCTGCCTGGTTCAGAGAAGCTGACAGAAATGGTGGTAAATGAGGAAGGTCTGTTTAACACTTCTTTTAAAACAAATGAAAAAGCGCGTAAGCTGATTGCCGATGGTATGAAGGTACCGCTGGACTCCATTCAGGATATACGTGGAGATGTCTTCGTGACTGACGGATGGAGGGTAGAGTGATCTCGTTTTTACTAGTTCTCGTCCTCGTTTGGCCGGGGCTAATGCTGCCCGTGCTGGGGCTGCTAGTTCTGGCAGGAGCTGGGATATGGTAGTAGCTCTCGCTCGTTCTCGTTTAGGTAATGGACTTACTTTAGAATATTTCTAATCTAGCTGGTGGATCCAGAGGCGTGGTGGACACGGGTGCTTCTGAATTTTGCGTTTGACTTTATTATGGGATATGATAAGACAATGGAAAAGATAACTAAAAGGAGATAGATATGGGACTAGACCAAACTGCTCATCTTCGTAATAGAAAAGTAAATTGGGAAAAATATTACCAAGATGATGAACAAGAACAAAAAGGTGTTTTCGTTTGGCGAAAGCACGCAAGACTTCAAACCTTTATGAATAAAAAGTTTGAAGAACAGAACGCTGAACAAATAAAGAAACAAGAAGAGAAAGAACAGGATAAAGAATTTAATCCTTTTGATATGTCGCATTTAGGTATGAATGGACATGATGAAGTTTATATTACTGAAGCTGTCGTCTCGGATTTGGAAAAGGAAGTTAAATCTAATTTTTCTAATTCATTTACGCCAGATGGTTTTTTCTGGGGTCAGCAATTTCAAGAAGAGAGTGTGAAAGAATACAAATCACAAGACTTGAAGTTTGTTGAGTTCTGCAAAGAGGCAATCAAAAATGGCAAGACTGTCGTTTATACTTGCTCATGGTAAAGTTCTCGTTTTGAGAAAAGACAAGGGGGTCACAAGTGGGATTTTTAATTTGGTTTTCACCAGCAATACTTATTTACATATTATTGCTAATGGAAGTTATAAGTTTTAATTCTGTTTTTAATTTGTTCTAGCTTTGTCCAAATAAAACCCATATTGGACACTTACTAACATGGTGTTCATATTGGGTTTTTTGTGTTGAAGTTTATGTGGGATATGATAAGACAGGCTATTACTTAACACTAACAAAAGGAAAACAATGAGTAATGCGATTAGAAAGCTAAAGTCAGATGAAAAAAAAGTCATCATGGCTTATGCTATTAATAAACTGCAACTTAATCGTTTATCTAAAGAGTTAGATAAAATGAAACAAAATGTTGTTGATGTGTTTGAAAGAACAAATCAAAACCTTGTTATAGTTCAAGATGAAAAAGGTTGTAGTTATGGAGTACAGAAAATCAAACGAAAAAGAAAAAAGTTTGAAACTGCTAACTTCAAAATAAAACATAATGATTTATTCAATCAGTTCTGCACTGACATTGAATATAATGAGTTCAAAGCAATAGGTGATAATAATGCCTAATGTTCCAATGAACATATCAAAAGTATTAGCCGAGCAATCGGCTAATGCTCAACTTACACCAAATCAGAAACTAGACCCTGATGCGATTAGTAAGTTGAATTATGAAGTTATGTATAAAATGTTAGAGGGCGAGGTAGAGAAGTTAATATTAGAAAATACTGGAAACCCATTAACAGATAACTTTAAAAAAAGGATTGTACAAAAGTTCAGTTACTTATTAGAAAAATTAAGTAGCTAACTACAACCAAAACCGATAGCCCATAAGGGCTATCGGTGTATCTATATAGAAGGCTCCTCAAAACCAACGATCACCAACCTGCAATTTTGCACAGCAATTCGCGTTCTCACAGAAGGTACTTCTGCGATGTGTAGGTTTATAGCAACCCGAATAGAAGTAGTGTATGCTGAAACGGTATGGTATAAAGGGACCCAAGAAAACAAAAGTTTAAGATGAGTGTATTAGATAAATTAACAGATGATGAATTAAGAACCTTAATTCTTAAGAAACAGATCGAATATATAAAATTATGTCAGGACAACTTTTTATTGTTT